TACTGAACATTAGTAAATCCTTCATTTTGAGGAGATGCAGGTAGTCTATAAGCAAATTCTCTTTCATATCCATAGAAGACAGCGTGCTTACCTGCAAATGGGTCTTCTACAAGAGTAAAGAACTGATCTTCGGAATTAATCTTATCAGATACCTCTCCATAATAGATTTTGGTAGGAATATCCAATATAGGAGCACTCTTCCAAGTAACACCATCTATCGGTATACCATATCCTAGCTGGAACGCAATAAACGACCCAGTATTGCCTGGTTTGAGATTTGACTGGTACGCTTGTACTAGTTCAGTAGTTCTATAGACGTTTTCATAGAATTTGAGGTTTCTATCAACTAAAGAAGCATCAGAAGTGTCAAAAACATAACGATACGTCTTTTGAATGTCTATACTGATATTTCTCTTCCATTCAGACTCTGTAGACTTCTTAAATCTAAATCTCAATGATGTTGGTTCGACACTAGCTATAGAAACCTGTTTAGCAGGTGTACTACCATCCAAGAATCCAGATGAAGTGTCAATTATGGTGTCACCTTCATTTTGGTAGTAAACAATGAGTTTATGAGTCTCAGGATCATAAGAATCGATCCAAGCATTGTTTCCACTAAACGAAACGTTAGTATCCTTAGTAAATCTGTAATAATTGGTTACAAGTGTAACATCTACACCTTCAATATGATCTTCTGCCTCTGAACCATTAACACCACGAAGAACAGTTAGGTAATTACCACTAACACTAAGTACCTGAACAAGTTCATCAGTAATTTTAAGGATATCATCTCTTGAATACCCAGAACCACTAGCAACAGTTATGACAGTATCAGTTTTGGCACATCCAGCAGCATCTACAAAGAATGTAGCTGTCTGACTACCAACATTACCACCTAATAATGAAGGTTGGAGTACAACAATATCTCCATACTTGTATCCGTCTCCTTTTGAGACAATTTGAACACTGTCAACGTGACCATCAGCATTAGTAGTGACTGTTACAGTTGCAGCAGTACCTGTACCAATTGAATTGGTTAAGTTAAGTCCTACAAAGGATGAACTAGGAGTAAATCCACTACCAGCATTAATAATACTAAGTCTTGCTACTCCAGATCCATTGATAGTACTGACTTTTGTAGGTTCGTTTAATTGTACTGTATGATACTTCTTAGTTTCAACTGCATAGCTCTGTGTAGAGATAGAAGAATCAGGTTCAACAGTAACAATGACATCATCACCAACTGCTAGACCGTGATTAACGGAAGCAGTCTTAAGAACAGCAATATTATCTTCAATATCAAGTAATTTGAATCCTTTAGATAGAGATCTAACATTTACAATGGTTGCAGCACCAGTATTGATCTGACATCCTTGGCCAACGTCAAAGAATCCCAAATCTACATATTGATCTTCAGGTATAGTAACTGTATTACCATCAATGTCTGTTGTAGTAAGTTGATTGGGGTTAGCAGGCTGTATTTCGACAATAACAGTATTCTTGTCTACAACATTACGTAAAACCTTACCAATAGCAACTTCGTGTGCTACACCAGCAGATTGAACCGTATAGATGACTTTATCACCAACTGCTGCCAATACTGTGTTATCAAAGGTTATATTGTAAATCTCAGTTGTAGAATCAACTGTATCAGTAAGATTGAAGGTACCTGTAACATTTTTTACAACAAACTTAGAAGTCTCCTCAATTAGACCAATTACAGTCGCTGTAGCGTTTGTATTGTTCTGAGTAAGGACAGATTCGTGATTTAAGTAAACAGGAGTGTTACAAGTGAAATAATTGTTCTTTGGAGTGTTACAAGTCAGAGTTGCAACTTCCTGACCTTGAATTTGGTCTACAGCAGCAAATAGTCCATCTCCATTGTCATTAATGGAATTATCGATGTATAGAACATCTTCATTCGTGAAATTGAAGGAAGATTGATGAACTTCGATATTTGTGATAGGTCCATACTCAATTCCGCTAACTCTAGACGTTAATAGCTCTCCACCGTCTGCTGTAGCGTTTACAGTCCTTCTACGGACTCCATCTGGAAGATATTTCTGTTTTGACTTATATTTCCAGTTTTCTTCGATAGGAACATTGTAAAATGCCTCTCCAATCGAATATGGGAAGGTAGGAGCCTCCGAATCGTCTGTAGTTAAGAAATATGCGTATACACCGTTTGGAAATTCAGGTGTAGTACAAAAACGACCATTATTAGCGTCTAATGTTCCTAAACGTTCAATAAACTCATAATCGTTAGTAAAACGACCCATTGAGTAAGTTGTTTCGCTTGGTGCGTTTGATCCTCTAGTTGCTTTAAGTCTCCAACTAGATTTCATCCGTTCGATAGTAGGATTCGCAGCAGATGTATCTTGGAATGCATCTTCGTAGCCAAAACTACCATATATCGGATTTCCATCATATGCCCAACCTAATATTGGTGAATGAGACTTATTAGAGAGTGGGTTACCCTGACCATCAACATTATCCTGTCTTAGGATCTTTAATGACGTAGGTGCAATGATATGACCATATGCATAACCATAATTAGGGTCATTTGCGTAATCTACGATACCACCAGCATTACCATTGTCAACAGACATCTCTAAGTATCTGTTATACTCCCATCTAGTCAAAACAGCAGTTGCTGAAGCAGTTCTAGACTTAGGTACTAGTGTGACAGTTGTAGAACCGTTCTCATAGTCAAATCCACCAGATTGTTGAGTGAATCCAGTGATCTTACCTGTTGCAGTGTCTATTTGGCAAGTATAGAACGCACCTCTACCTTTTCCACTTGCATCGTAGATAAAAACATCAGGTGGTTCCGTGTAATTGCTTCCAGCGTCTATAATCTCAGCATTTTGGTTTACAGAGAGATAAATGTTTGCAATTTCACCTTGCTGGATCAAAACAGTGAATTCGCCACCAGATCCAGAGGTAAAATCAACTGTAGGAGGTGTTGTGTAGCCAGAACCCTTATTTGTGACGGTTACAGAAGTAACTTGACCTAATCCGTTAATTTCTGCCTCTGCGGTTGCATTTCCACTAACAATAACCGTGGGAGCAACACTATAATTTCTTCCTGGGTCGGTAACTTCGATTTTCTGCAATTCTCCGAAGTCTAGACCTCTTGGTGACTTATGATTAAGCAATGGAACACCATTAACCATCACACCAACTTCAGGTGAGGTGGTTACTTCCTTTGCACTTGCATTTACTGGTGTTCTAGGGATAATCTTAAGATGTTCCTGATCTTCAGGTACTTCAATGTTGTCAAAAGGTCCAACAGCATAAGATGGGAATCCAGAAGACGCAATATAGTAATTTTCTTCATCTCTATAGATTGCAGAGACATTAGAAAGAATTTTATCCTTAATATTATTGGTTCCTACGTTACTTGGATCAGAACCCGATAATTTGGTAAAGTTTTGGTTAACAATCCACTCATTAGACAATGGTAAGTCATCTTGGAATCCAGAAGACTTAAATTCAACCATATTGTTGAAGGAAACGTAAGGAATCCCTCCAGCAGAGACATCGAAGTAATTATCTGCTGTTTCGTCATACTCTAGTCCAGCACTTGCTTCTGGTTCGATACCTCTAGACGCTAATCCAGATACAAGACCATAAATACGAAGTTCTACTTCCTTACGGACTCCATTTTCGGTATACCAACCAGATAAGTTGTTTTTAGTGAAGCAACGTACTCCTTTAGAGTGAGCATAGAGTTGTTTGTTGTCACTATTAACAGCATCCCTCTCTTTAATGATAAATTGGGTAGCTGTTTTAGAACTATAGGTAATTTGCTCATTACCAATGATTATTCGACCATCTTTCTCTGGAAATCCAACTGTAGAGAAGACATCGATGCGATCTCCAACATCTGCATTGACAGAAACGTCATTCATAAGGAATGAACGTCTTGCAATAGCAAATGTACCTGATTTAGAACCAGGTGAGATGGTTAAAGTGTATTGTAGACTACCTTGATAAGGCTCACCGACTATATTGTCGATAATTGCACTAGCAGCAGTCAATTCAGGGTTATATGGATCAGGAGTTTGGATAATCTCGTTACCAACGATCTTTCTAATGTCTCCAGATATAACTTCACACACTAATAGCTCTTTACTGTTCCATCCAGACTCAGAACTCTTATAAACGTTCTCTTTTGGATAGATGATGTCAGGTTTAACACTAAACAGCATCTGGAAGATGAACTCCAATGACTGTGGTGTACCTTTGACGTTATAGAAGTCCTTGATTCTCTTTACAAGGAGGTTCTTATTGGTTTCATCCCTCAAATAAGGATATGGGAAACCACTAGTATATTGTTCTTCGTAATTCTTGATTAAAGCAGCCAATAAAAGGTTGCTTAGGTTGTTAACTACTGCATATTGCTTATGTACAGCAGCTGCTGACTCTACAAAGTTGATATCCTCATACAAATCACCAACTTTAGTCTTTGCACTGTAACCACGGACGCAATTCCAGAAGATAGTGTCTGTTTTAGATTCATACAGGAAGATTTCCTGATCAATCATAATGATTCCATTACTATCAGGGAATCCATCAGTCTTATCGACTGTAATGTTGATATTATCAGTACCTAAAGGTATTTCAATCTCCAAACTCGCTGTCTTAACAAGAATCTCAGGTGAGAATGTATCAACATCAAGATATTTCTCAAAATTATTGATAATGTCCTGAGGACCCTCACTTATCGATAGTGCCTCGTAATATTTGGACAGGAAATTCGTTACGAGGGGATAATCCTCGACAACGAAGTCAGGTAACTGACTTTCAATCAGTGCTGCTAAACTTGGACCTGCCATTTATCAGATTAGGGCTTCTTGTGTGATCAGGAATACGCTAGACTGCAAATCAAGGCTTAGATATGCTTCACGATAAGCGTATATGTCTTTATTAGTAGGAGAGACACGAAGTTCTATCCTTTCATCATCATAACTTCCTTTGATTATATTTAACCTGTTTAGCATTACCTCTCCTTTGACATAATCGACTGTTCCTTGCTGTGCATTTAGAACAAATCTATCTTGTGTCGTAGGATCGATCTTATAAAGGTAAATATTACCCTTTTGATCGTCTGCTAGGTAAACTATATCACTTGGATAACCTGCAACTACAAATCCACTGCTTTGTACAGATGGATGAGAGCATCCACTCTTAATAACGTTTTGATAACAGATCTCATACTGGGTTACAGTATTTAATACAGGAGTGAAATCCTTTCTTAGCTTGATTTCTGTTTCATTAGAAGTAATTGAAGTATCGGTAGCATCAATGATACCAACAATACGACTGTATTTAAACCTACCATTGAATTTTTCCAGATCTGAGGTAGATCTATAGTTGGTAAGTGAAGATATAACTGCTGCCTTCAACTCTGACTCATTTAATGTGGTCAAAGACTTGTTATAGTAGACATTTGAGTTCAATTCAACGTATGTAATTGAAGGATCTACTATTTCTGGTGTAACTGAGACTACAGCATACTTTTTAAGGTCTGTAGATATCAAATTCTTAGTGTATGCACTTAATGAACTGGCATACGATGGTTTTATGACGATTTTAACTTTCCCGTATTCTGGAGGGCTAGCATCTTCTCCACCAAAACAAACGATGTCAGCAATCGCAGGGAAAATACGACGGATAATGGATTCGTAGTCATCTGCGGTAACTGCTCTATTTTGTGTGTTGAAAAATTTCGGAGCATTACGCTTAATTGAGTCAACTGTTTCAAGAGATTCACCTCCAGACGCTGCTGTAGTAGTTGTTAAAGTGATTGTAGGTGCATAATCATTCCCACCTACCTGATCCTCTAGTACAGCACCGTAAGAGAACACTCTAGCAGCGTTTGCAGCAGAACCATTAGTGGTGATATATGAAACTTCAATATAATTATTACTATCTAACTTCTTACCTAGAATGCCATCTCCAAAGATGATCTCATAACGCTCATCTTCACCTTCCTGTAAGAAGAAGACTTGTGATGTACCGTCAAACCCTATAATATTGTCAGCTAGTCGATACTCGACCACACTAGTACTATTAAATGTTGGTCTAACAGTAACTTTGAGAGTGCTCGTGTCAATCCCTGAGTTTTGTAAGATAAACCTTTGTGGAATGGCAGAGTTGAATGTGAAAGTTTCGATGACATAATTTCCCTCCTTAATTTCTACGTCCTGAAATTCTGCAACTGACTGGCTATTCAATCCAACCACATAATCCTTAGCTGTAATGAATGAATAGGTAGTTCCATTAATCCTAGTAAGGAATTGTGACCCTCTAGGCATCTTAACAATGGATGGAATATTATTCTGCGTACTAAAATCAGCATTAATGTTTAAAACTGCTGTGGGAGATACGGAAGACTTTGGAAGATAACCTATTTGCTTAGCCAGAGACACCACATTGTCCCTGAGGGTCGCTGATTCAAGGAATGCCTCATTTACTACCATATTGGCGTTAAACGCCGTGTAGTACGTATTATAAGCGAGTACGTCTAACAGGGTACTAAGAGTTGAACCCTCAAAGTCGTAATCAGTGAAATCACTATTAGATCGAAGATACTCTTTCAGAGATGATTTAATCTCTGTAAAGTCTAAATTGGCAACTTGAACGTAAGACATTTATCTGGTTCTTTCTAGGAAGAAATCAACATCCTGTACTTGGACATCGGACATAATACCGATGATCTCAAATGATATTGCACAATCAAAGCCATTACTATCGTAATTGGCAGATATGTCGCAACGAAGAAGATTAATACGAGGCTCGTACTTTGTGATCACATACTCGATCTCCTCCTTTAGAAGAGATGCTGTAGCAGAGTCAAGAGGTTCAAATAACAAATCTGCAACATTACTACCGAGATCTGGCTTAAAGAACCTCTCCCCCTTTCTTGTCATCACAATATTATATAACGCTCTCTTTACCGCAGTTTCATCCGTGGTAGTAAGAACGTCTTCAGTGACAGGGTTGATACCTAAAGAAATAGATACGTCTTTAAAGTCAATAGCCTTCGGCATACACTAATACACGAGGTCGTGACTTTATTTAGCGACTTTTAACTTACCTTATAGAATGTATACTTCAAAAACAACTCTTCACCCTTCTTAATAGGTCTAAGAGTTCTCATATGATATATTTGTCCCCACTCTTCCATCTCTAGATCCTTTGTGCAGTTAGGTTCCTCACTATGGTTCACAAACCCTCCTAAAGGGGTTCTCATAATGGTACTATCCACAACTACGTGTGATATACCCAGATAAACATCATCTGATATATCCTCAGTGGCAAATAAACCCTGTCCAGCGACAGGGCTATCTTTTACGTGCAAACAGTTAGGTAGTGCTTGATAAGTCACTTCTTCCCCTGTCCACGATATCTTTTCTTAGCACCATTTCTAGAAGTAGCAGAGTACTTAGAATGTGCTCCTGTACCCTGACGGGTTTTCTTTGGAGTTGCTTCTTTCTTTAAAGATGTGTTTGAATAAAGTGCCATTAGTTAGAGCAATCAGTAACAGAGTTATCACCTGGAGATTGTGACCCTGAACCACCACCTCCTCCAATAGAAGGAATTGATAATATAGGGAACGAACCCAGAGCTGCCATTGCAGCAGCGAGAGCAGCAAGTTTAGAGATCGAACTGCCTCCCGTACATAATAGCACATTAGGGGCACCTACCGCAACCTTTGACCCGCAACTGATACTTGTTCCAATTTTTGCAGGAGGGAATCCTGTAGGACATATCTTAGGTCCAATCTTCGCCAATACCGCATCTGTCTCCGCATTACCTGTCTTAGCTACTGGAAGTGGTACAGAAGGAGCACCTACTCCGCAATCAACTGTAGCACAACCCACTGAAACAGTGCCTGGATGGCACGCAGGGTTCTTTCCACACGGTTTGCAGTGCACATTTCTTATTTGTGTGCTTACAAGAGGTGCAATCTTAGTTACTTTGACCGTTGTAACGGGTGAAGGAGCGTATCCTTGGGGTGGCCAGCACCCGTGACCCGTACAAACGCCTGTTGTTAGTCCAAAAGCTGACATTATACGTAAATATGCAAGAAAGTATGGTCATTTCGGAGGTGTTGCTTGCCTTCCGTCTGCTTTCTTGTCCTCAATAGGTTATTTAGAGTGACACTTCCGTCTTCATTTGGCGTTTTTCCATCAAAATGAGCAATTTCACGTGAATTTTCGTATGTAAAGGAGCTACCAGTCTCCGATTGAAGGAATAAACGGGTATATGCGGTCGCATTCGACACTTGAGGGGCGGTAAAAGTGAAATCTACGCCAGTAAGTGTCGCATTTGACGCAGCATCCATCTGAATTGCGGTCTTTGTGTTCACTCGATACACACCAGCAGCTATATTTTGACTTACTTGTATGGTAGCACCCGCTAAAGTGACCTGTTGTACGTAAATTGTAGGGTCATCGAACCCTTCAATGAGCATACCAGCTTGTATATCATCTATATCAATGTCATTTGCTTCCTGATTCGACTCAATATACACCGTATTTACTACTAGTACGTTCGTACCATCCGCAGTACACTGGAATTCTACACCAGGTATACTCCTTTTCACACCCCTTATCTCCATTTGACCTAGATCATCTTGCACTCTTACTCCCATAAAGAGTAATGGGTACGCTTCCATATCGATATTGATCATATAACTGCTCCCTGTAACCACATCAGCTACCGCACTGAGGTTAGGATTAGGTGCAGACACGCTAATTATTGGGCTTTGTATGTAACCACTACCTCCATTAAGGAGCTTATAGCCGTATATACGTCCTCCTGTCACCACTGCTTCTGCTGTAGCTAGTGTACCGCCAGGTAAATCAGGGTCACTAAAGGTAACAGTAGGTGCATTCATATACCCTAAACCAGGATCTAGTGCTGTAATTGCACTTATTCCTTGTCCAGCATACTCATAATTGTTTAATTCAAGGTATCCATAGTCAGGGAAGTTCGTAATATCGTAATCAAACAGTGTGATAGTACTATGAGAGGGGTCAACAAACGCTTTTATCTGTGCAATAAGGACATCATCATAAGGATTACCTTGTCTTTCCACTGCTTCTGCTAGTAAATCCCTATAAGTAGACCAATTTGAGTTGATTTCTAAGTTAATATTGTATGTAAAGGTATCTGTAGTACCTACATTAGTACCTAATAGGTCAGAACAGTACCATCCACCCACTATAGTGTAAGGAAATTCCTGTCT